GCCGCACCCACCCGCGTGTCGACGTCGGCGCGGATCCGCACCACCCGGTCGGCGGTGAGCTTGTCGAGTTGCCCCTGCACACGGCGCAGCGCGGCTTCCGGGATCGTCGGGTTGACCCTGACGTCGAGGTTGTTGAGCTTCAGCCGCGACAGGGCGGTCTCGTCGACCTTCAGCTTGACGGTGGCGAGCCGGTCACGGGCGAGACGATCCAGGCGGGCCATGGCATCGCCCTGGTCGAGCTGAACGCCCACCTTCACGACGTTGCGCTCCGACTTCAGCCGCTCTAGCGACCGGTCATACGCCTCACGGTCCGCCGTGACCTCGACGTATCCCTCCGCGATGCGGAACGCACCCGCCATGCCTGCCTCCCCTCGCTATCCGTTCGCTATCGACACGAGCCCCGGGAACTGCATCCGGAACGCCGTCAGGCTGATCTCTTTCTTGTCGCCGCTGGCCTGCGGCGGTTGGTAGTCCTGTGCTGCTGGCGCCGCACTGCTGCTCGCCGGTGCGTCGTCGCGTTCCTCATCGACGCGGGCCGCCATCACCCCCTGGTAGGCCGGAAGCCGGTGCGCGAGAGCCAGATAGCGGGGGCCATCCATGTCGTAGACGTCCAGGTCAATCCCGTAGATCGCCAGGAAGTCCGCATCCAGATCGTCGGCGTGATCCAGCACCCACAGCACCTGCTCCACACGCTCACCCGCCGCGACCAGGCAGCCCATGCCCCCGACCCGCTGCAGCGGCCTGCCAGCCCAGGCGACTAGCCCCCGGCTTTTCCCCCCTTCTCCGCCCGGCCGAGCGCCAGGTCCAGGACGAGATTGATGATCTGGTCGAGCTGCTCGTCGGTCAGGCCCCGCGACTGCTCCAGGGCTGTGTACGCCTCCTCGCCGAGCGCCCGCGACAGCAGCGCGCCGGCGCCGACTTCCTGCCCGAACTCCTTGGCGACCCGCAGGTACTCCAGGGCGATACCAGCGGGGAGCTTCGTCGGGACGGTGTACTCGGTGGTTCCGATGTAGAAGAGCGTGGTCCGGTCTTCGGGGACCTCGTCGTCGGCGAGGATCCGAATGGGCTCGAAGCCGTCCGCCGCCACGGAGGCGGGCGGGCGGACAGCAGCTCGGGCAGCGGTCCGCTTACGGGCCGTGGACTGACGGGTGGTGGTGGATGCCATGGGTAGTTCTCCTCGTGCGGGCAGGGAAGGCCGGTCGATCAGGTGGTCTGGTCGACGATGTGGATAGGGGTGATCGCGCCGGAGACGTAGTGGCAGGCGAACTTCGCGGCGAGGACGGTCTGCTTGTCCTTCGTGTACGCGACCTCGATGGAGTCCGTGGACAGCACCTTGCGGGCGATGACCCGGCGGCGCGCGGCGTTACCCGATGCCAGCAGCGGCGCCCATCCGTCGAAGAGCATCGCCGTGTAGGCGGGCTGCGTCGCGGACGAGGCGACGTTCGGGTCGTAGGACGCGAAGCCCGCACCCGTGGCCTGGGTGCCGCCGTTGAGGACGAAGGCGAGGTTGTTGAGGGTGACCTCGGCGAACGTCGTCTCGATCATGTAGTCGGCCTTGGTGAGGCGGGAGCCGACGCGCAGCGTGATCTGGTCGACCTCCAGCTCGCCATAGGTCTGGTCGATGGACAGCTTCACGCCGTCCTGCGTGCCACCGCAGTCTGTCCAGGCGCTGGCCTGGGGGGTGGTGTTGACGGCGGTGTCGGCCGGCTCGGTCGCGCCGAACGCACCGGAGTACAGAGTCGCCGGTCCTTGAATCAAGTTGGTCGTGGTCACCGCGATCGGACTCACATCCTTCAGTTGGCGGCCGCTGTGGGCCGGTAATCGACGATCTTCGTGGCCTTCGATGAATTGCACGGGCCACACAGCGGCTGCACGTTCGCTGCCGTGTTTGCCCCGCCTTTGGAGACAGGGACGACGTGGTCGATGGTCAGAGGGCCATCGGAACCGCAGGCCAGACATCGCTGTCCGTACTGCGTCTTGATTTGCTCCCACTCGGCAGCCGTCAGAACACCGGCAGCGCGCCGCCTCTGCTTCTTCAGGCGCGAAGTGAGCGCGGCACGCTCTGGGTTGTCCTTCGTCCACTGCAAGCTGTAGGCGATGAGCTTCTGCCGGTTGCGCTGGTAGTAGTCCCTCTGTTCGGCGACGCGCTTGTCCTTGTGTCGCTCAAAGGACTCGTTGACCCGCTGCTTACGACATGCCTTGCACTGCCTGTTGCCCTTGTAGATGTAGGTGTTCTCGTCGTCGTAGGGGTGCCCCTGCGCGCAGGCGTCCTTGCGTGCGTTCGCGTTGCCCTTGAGGCCGCTGCGGAACTTCTGCATGCGCTTCGCGGTGCTCGCTCGGGCCGCTTCGGGATCTGCGGCGTAGCGCTCACGCTGCTTGGTGTTCCGGCATTCGCGGCAGGCGGTTCCCTTGCCGTTCTTCGCGGTGTTCCCGGGGGACTTGTGGTGGCCGCAGCGGAAGGTGTCCATGGCGCTCCTATTCACAGTGACTGTGAATAGTCTACCGCGCGTATCGTAGTCACTATGAATATCGACGGGTTCCTGACCACTACCGAGACCGCGAGCCGCCTCGGCGTGAAGGTCGAGTCGGTCTATACCTTCGCGAGGCGCCTGGATGGCTTCCCGCAACCCACCCGAGTGGGTCGCACGCTGCTGTGGCCGGAGGCCGAGGTCGACGCCTGGCGTGCCGAGCACCCGGCTCGCAAGCGCGGCGCCACGGGAACGTGAGCGCAGCGGCGAGCTGGGGAGCGGCGAAACCACGACGTCGATCACTTCTAGCCCTCCTTACTGGTGGTGGTGGGTGCGCTGGCCGCGGTCTTCTTCACGGCCGGCTCCTGGGCGGGGTCGGTTTTGGGCGGGTCGACGAGGAGGCCCTGCCGCTTCAGGTCGAGGTAGTCGGCCTGATCGACCTCGATCTCCACGTCGGGCCGCATCGTGGTGCGGACGGTGGGCATCAGCGGTAGTCCTCTCGGTGCAGCGGGAAACGGTGGTGCTCGAACTGGGGGTGGTAGCGGATCTCCATGCACTGCTCCGGCGGGACGTCCCGGGGCAGTTCGATCACCCGGACGTCCCCGGCGAGGAGGAACTCCAACTCCGGCCGGGAGTCGTGGATCAGGACCCGTCCGCGCCAGGTGAGGAGGTCACGGGGCGGTAGCAGCGATTCGACTGCATAGCGGACCGTCACGTCATCACCGTCCAGACGACGACCAGACCCGGGATGGAGTACCGGGCGTAGGACGATGGGTCGTCCGGGGCCCTGCGGGGCTCGCCCGTCAGATACGCACTCTTGACCTGCACCATCGGGTAGCCGCCAGGCAGCACCAGATTCCGCGGCACGGCGGGGTGGTCCCAGCAGGCGTCCTGGATCGCACCGGCGAGGGACGCCGCCTTGTTCCACGGGGGCTTCTGGCTGTTCGGGTTGACAGCCCAGCACTGCACGCCCATGACGGGCTCACGGATCGGCAGGTAGATGTTCGGGGTGCCGCCGACCGTGTCGACGGTGACGAAGCCGCCCTCCGTCCAGCCTGCGATGTCCTTGGGGAGGGTCGTGGCGACCCGGTCCCCGACGATGCTCACGAGGAACGCCGTGGTGACGAGCTCGTTGTTGGGGCGCAGCACAGGCGTCGTCATGCCGTCCTCCGCTGATACAGGGCTGGCCGGAGGTACGGGAACGGGCGCGTCCCGGGGTGATTGACGTACTTCACCGGGTGGGCTGCGCCGGGCCAGAAAAGGGCCTGCTTACTGTTCGGGACGATGAAGTGGGGCATGGTGCCCATCTCCACGTCGACCGAGTAGTTGCAGTCCGTGGACCCGACGCGCAACACCTTGCCCTGAACCTCGGAAATGATCGAGTTCGCGAGACGGCCGGACTTCTTGTGGACGAGGGCCTTGGCGTCATCGCGGATCGCCGGCCCGATGACGTCACCGAGCCAGTCCCCGATCGCCTCATCCACATGCGCGGAAGCGGACGGGTCAATGCGTGCACCGCGTGCTGCCATGGCCGCCCCCTCTCCAGGACCGGTCGTTGTGCGGGCCGCCTGGTCTCCCCAAGCTGATGGCCCCTAGCTGTGTTCGGTTAGGTCGTGCGCCGCAGATCCAGTCGCAGATCGACGGCGAGAGCAGGGTTGGTCATCGACGACGGGGCATCGACGATGTACACCGCGCCGGTGCGCTGGTCCCGCACCCGGTCCTGATCGCGGATGTCTGTTCCGGCCGGCACCCGGGCGATCGCGGTGCGGATGATCCGTGGTGTCGGATCGTCGCGGGTCGTGACCCTGCGGGACTGCTCGGTCAGGCTGGCGGGGATGTTGACGGCGACGGGCGTGTCGGTGTCCTGATCGTCGCCGTAGGCGTCTGTGGTGGTGCCGCGGAGCACGGTCAGTTGGGTGGTGGCGATGGCCTGCATCAGCCACCGCCCTGCGCCATGGGCTGCCACGGCTCCAGTTCGTCGTTGCCTTCCTGAAGGACGTTCCCGACGAGCCCGAATCCCTCGATCGGGGCGCGGGTGTGGATCGTCCGGGACCGCATCCACGACACGCGGCGCAGCGCCCGGGCGGCCATGGGTGCGAGGACCAGGCCGTCGCCCGTCAGCGTCGTCGACACGCCGTCCTGCTGGGTCTGCGTGGCATCCAGCCGCGTCTCCAGCCCGAACTGCCCGGCGATCCACGCTGCTTGTCGGGCAACGGCCCGGCCCAGCCAGTAGACATCCCGCGGCCGGAGCCGCGGCGTGTCCGGATAGACGCGGCCGGAGAAGATCTCGATGTCCGCCTGTGCCTGGGCAAGCTGCTGCTCCGTCACGTTCACGCCCGTGGCGTTGATGACGTCGGAAGCGTTCGCCCAGGCCGCGGCCATCAGCCCTCGGCCCCGTCGGTGAGGATCTCCCGCGGGGTGGTGGTGTCCTGCGGAGCGTGGTCGACGGAGGCGGGCACGCACTCGACGGAGTACGTCAGCACCAGCGACTCCCCGTCGGGGTGGTCCTCCTTGCCGTCGAACGACACGTCGCCGCGGGGGTGGAGGCCGCGCTGGATCGCCTCGTTGGCGACACCCGCCCTGTTCGCGGTGTGCTCGTCCTCCGATTCGCCCCACTGGCGGGCGAGGACCACGAACTCCTTGACGTGCCGGGTGCCCTGGGCGCCGTCGGCGGACCGCTGGTCGACCTCGGCCGCATGGTCGCCGGCCTTCGCGGGGAACTGCTTCTCCGCAGGGGTTTTGGCCTTGCTCGTTGCCATGGCTCACCTCCCAGTCTGCTGGCTGGTGCCGCCCGGAGCCGTCGGGCGGCACCAGCAGAAGGGTGGGGTCAGCCGACGAGGATGGACGCGCCGAAGGGGTGGCCGTAGGCCCATCCGCGGCGGGCGCGCATCTTCAGGATCGACTCGTCGGTCAGGGCCGACAGGCCGTCGCGGCCGTCGATGAACACCGACTCGGGGCCGGAGCGAACGCCGAGGAGCATCAGTTCCGGGTTGACGAACGCCATGATCGGCCGGCCGGTGGGGGCGCTGGTGGCGACGGCGGAGGTCTTCGCGCCCAGGGACCAGTGGATCGGCACGTTGAAGATCGTGTCGGGGGTGCCGGCGCCGCCTTCGACGAAGATCGGACGCTGCTGCAGGTCGAGGACGCCTCGCAGGGACTTGCGGAACGCCGGGGACGCGACGGCGATCATGCTGGTGGGGTCGAACCAGTCGCCGGTCTCGACGTTGCCGATCGCGGTGGAGAACTCGCTGTAGGTCGGCGAGCCGGCCGTCGCGGCGGTGGTGATGTTCGCGTCCGCGGTGTAGCCGACGTTGTTGTCGGTGGTGTGGAGCAGCGCGTACAGGCTGGTGTAGGGCACGGTGGTGCCGTTACTGGCCGCGGTGACGGCGAGGGTCGCGTTGTCGAGGAACTTCGCGTAGGACTTGCCCCAGCCCATCATCTTGGCCTGGATGACGTCGGCGACGGAGTCGTCGATGTCCTCTTCCGCGATACGCGCCGCCTTGCCGATCTTCACAGCGGACAGGAGCACCTCGTCGTTGAGGGAGGTGTCCTCGCCGTAGGTGCCGCCCTTGGCGACGACGTCCACGCCCATGCCGGCGGTGCGGGGGACGTGCTTGGTGTCGGATCCCATGGGGATGCGGGCTGCGAGGGCCTCGACGACGGAGATCTGGTTGATGCTCTGGATCACCGGCGAGGAGGAGTACTCCTCTGGGATCCACGCTTCGAGTGTGTTGCGTGCCACGGGGGCCCTCCTGCGGGCGGCGTGATGGGGTACGGCGGTTGGGCTCGGGCCCCATCACGGGCGCCTTCGCAAGGCTTAGCTGGTGGATCGCTCCGTCACGGAGTAATTCACCTGACGCTGAATATACCTGCTGGTGTCAAGACTTGCCGAGCAGCCGGGCCGCGTGGATCTCCGCGGTCGTCTTCGGCTTCACCTCGACAGCCGGACGCGGCGCACCCGTCGGACGCGCCTTCGTCTTGGGCTTGTCCTGCGGAAGGAACTCCGGGTACTCCGACTTGAGCCGGTCGACCTCTGCTTCCGCGCCGACGAGATCCCCGTCGTCGTCGACCGACACCGCATCCCAGTCGATGAGCTTCATCAGCCGGTCCGGACTCCCGAACCCGGCCTCCGCCAGCGCCGCACGCACCCCGGAACGCTTCATCGGCTCCCGGTAGCGCTTCTCGCCCTCCTCACGGGCCTCACGCAGGGCCTTCTCGTGCTCCGTCTCGTTCTCCCGATCCTTCTCCTCCAACTCCCGGTTGCGGAGCCGATGACGCTTGGCGTCCTCGTTGGCCTTCTTCAGCGCCGCCTGGATACGCGCCCACTCCGCCTTGGACGGCGGCGCGTAGTCGTCGTCTCCCGGCGCTGGCTCGTCCTTCTTAGCCGGTGGCTTCGGCTTCGGCTTGTCGCCCTCCGGCTCCGCCTCGGGCTCGGAGTCGTCCGGCTCGGACTCCGGGTCGGGGTCGACTTCCACGTCGATGTCCGGTCCGTCGTCTTCGGCGCCGCCCGCTATCGGGCGGATGGGGCGGCCGTCGGCACGGTAGCCGAGGACCGTCCACGGGGGGACGCTGATCGTGCGGGGGTGGATGCCCATGGTGTCTCCCATCACGGGGTTGGTGTCACGGCGGCCCGTCGCGGGCGCCGGGGTCTGAGGGGTCATGCCGCCGCCTGGAAGCGGTTAGTGCGCAGCGCCTGTCGGGCGCGGGCCTCAACGGCGGGCAGCAGGTCGGGCTCGGTGCGCAGGAGTTCCCGCACGGCCCGCAGCCGGCCAGCACGCGATTCGCTGGGCCGGCCCGCCCCGTAGGCGATGGAGCGGTGCGCCTCACGCTGCAACGCGAGCGGGAACGGCACGCCTGCCGGCCGCCATCGGGT